CGTTTGGCGCCGTCGCTCATATTGTTCAAGGCGCTGGCGGCCTTTGCTAAAAACTCGATCAATGGCACAACGGCCACGGCAACGATCTCACCGATCGAGATCATGAGGCCTTCCATTGCAGACTCCAAGCGTTTGCTGGCTCCGAATGCCGTATTCCCCATGATGTCCGCCATTGCTTGGGCGGCACCTCCGGAATTCTTAAACTCTTCTGTTAGTGGTGAAATGCGATCAACGCCGCCAGCCAATACCAAGAGCGCCGATTGAGCCGAACGCCCAACCTCATCCTTCGCATCTGCCAGATCAAGGCCTTGCGTTGCAAGATCTCGCAATGCTTCCGCCGTAGGTTTTCCCGATGCACCGATTTCCGAAATAATACGACGCAAAGATGTACCCGCTTGTGATCCTTTGATCCCAGCGTCCGCCATGATCGCAAGCATCGCCGTCGTTTCTTCGATCGACATGCCCGCTGATTTCGCTACTGGCGCCACGTATTTCATCGACTCGGCAAACGTCTCCATATCGAGGGCCGATGAACTGAACGACTTCGCCATCACATCAGTGACGACGTTCGTTTGGCTGGCATCCATTCCAAACGCCCGCAAAGTAGATCCAGCAACTTCAGCGGCACGCGCCAAATCGGTGCCCGATGCTTGGGCTAATGCCAGTGTTGCGCCGGTGACTTTCGTGATCTCGGTCGCAGTAAAACCAAGTTTTGCGAACTCGGTCTGAAGGCTGGCTACCTCACGCGCTGAAAACATCGTAGATGCTCCCAGATCTTTGGCGTTTTTAGATAACGCCGCAAACTCTTCAGCGGTCGCTCCAGATACCGCTTGGACCTTTGACATCTCTGCCTCGAATCCTTTGAACACGCTGAACGATACGGCGCCCAATGCCGCGATCGGTGCCGTGACCTTCATCGACATGTTCTTTCCGAATTGTTGCATCTTACGGCCCGCTTGATCCATTGCACGCTCGGCTTTATTGAGGCCCTTGCGGAATGGTGCGATATTCGCCGTTAATCGGAAATTAAGACTGGATAAACTTGCCATTGGCTTTTGCGCGTTCTTTTCTTTGGTTTATTATATCTAATATCTCACCACGTGTCCAAACCTTGCGGTCCTTCTTCGGCTCACTTTCCCAAGGGAAAACGATCAAATCTTTCGGCTTGATCCTCTTCTTTGTGTGCGGGTTCAAAAGGATGGTCGTCATCCATCTGGTCCGCTCCCATTGGGATTGTTCTTTTCTGTTTTCGTGCTCATTCCAACCCTTGACCAAGTTGCCCCATTCACGTGGCAAAAGATCATAGAACTGGGACGGCATTAGTCCAATCTGACCGAACGCGAACGCTTCCAACGTGTCCCACGTCGCAACGTCTCCACTTTTTTGCGACGTTCGGTCAATTACTTTTTTTCGCCTTTGCTCGCAAATTGCTCCTCAAAGATCGCGAACGCGTTCTCTATGAGCGTTTCGTCTTCATCAATCCAATCTGCGATATCGGCCACATCATAACGAAAGGGAACCTTCTCCTTTCTGGCGCCATCTTTGAAGCCGCAATAGATCAAGGTGATCGCTTGATCGAGCGTCATGTCTTCACCTAATCTTTCAAGATCAGATAGCGTGGTTCCGGTCATTCGGCTGAATTCACGCAACGCGTTGAACCCAAATCTGATCGCATGCTTGCGATCTCCTATTTCCATTATATGTGTCATTTCGTTTTTGTTTTGTTGTTGTTTAATAAAGGGACCGCCCAATGGACGGCCCCGAATTCATTACGCCACAGACGCTTGAGTGAGTGCACCCGTTCCAGTGAACGAGAAAGAGTAAGTTACGTTTTCTTCAACGCCGGCCTCTTGTTCGTAAGATACCAAGTAAGCGTCGCCAGTGTAATCGATCTCGCCACTTGTAGCGGATCCGAATTTCACCTTTACCAGTGTGCGGTTGTTCAACAAGGTGAACAAATCATCTGGTGTATCGTAATCTCCAGTGATTGAGTAAGTGACCAATCCGTCACCGCTCAACGACCAAGATTTCAACCCTTCAAGATTCTCTTGCCATCCGGCAGAATCTTTTGTAGTTGTATCGCGTGTTTCCATTGAAACACTCAATGATGCGGATGTTGCACGTCCTATGATGTCGTACGATGTTCCGCTATCTTCTGAAATTTGAATCACCACATCGGTGGAATTCATGATGGAAGTACTTGCCATTTTTGTTTGTTTTTATCGTTTACAATTTACAAAATCAATCGCGTGACACTCGGAATTTTAGATCGCATTGCGATCCATAGGTCCGCTCGTCATCGCTGAATAAATCGCGTTGTCCTTCGAACATGCACGATTGTACCTTTACGCCGCCGATCGTTCCGCTCATTCTTACGAATGCACTGCGAACGTATTCGATGCCGTTTTGCGTGTCTGAGTATTTCGAGGAAATCAGCGTGATCCGAACATCCACATCATCAATGTGAGAGTCCGATTCTTTGCTCATGCTGGTCGAAATGTTTACCACTTCATAAACCGCGAACGGCGTCGTTTTGGATTGAGATCCAACGACTGGAAAAACCCGCCCACCGAACAACGTGCTCAAATTTGCATCATTGTCGAATTGGTACTTGATCACCTTCCCGATCATACCCTTGCCGCTTTTACTTGTTTGTTTAAGAATGAACGCATCCGGCGCTTGAACTCATTCGCAACGCCGCCAGATTGTTTTGCTCTGGCTCGCTTTGCGAATCCATATCCGTCGCCTCTGTATTGCCCATCCTTTAAATATCCATATTCCAAAAAGTGAGCGAACCATCCGCCTTTTTCTGGATCAGAAAACGCGCGCTTTACTCTTGGACCTACATACATCGAGGCAAACGTTTGGCCTCGATTCACTCGCGTGGTGATCACGCCCATCGATTTGGCCAATGTGCCAGATTTTATTTCAGCATAAACGCCGCCATTTCTGTACACTTTGAATACACTCGGACCATTGATCTTGGCCTCGTCTCGGTATGCCTTAACCATTGGCTTCAATGAAGCGCGAGCGATCCTTCTGATCTGCGCCGTTGTAACGCCATCGTGTAGGTTTTCCAATTCTTTGAACGCGCGCTCAAATTCCTTTTGGATATCCTTTTCATCGAATCCAATGAATGCGCCACCGCCAGATCCCGAACGTGCAAACTTCCCAGAATTTACTGCTTGGCTTAATCTGCCCATCGTGTAATGATCTTTTGGAATGCTTTGCGGGCATCCGCGTTTAATATGGCCTCAATCTTGTATGTTTCGTTGTTGTATTGGATTCGCATCTGCTCGTTGATGTCCGATCGGTATCGAATGAAAAACTCGACCGATTTGCTTGCAACGATCTGATTGCCGTCTTCGCCTTCCTTTCCACTTTTTTCGATCACCTTGGCCCATACGTTTGCCAATGTGGTGAAGGATTTCACCACCTCACCGAAATCATCGGTTGTAGTTGTGAACGACTGGATCGTGATCCGTCGATCTAATTGGCCAGCGTGATCTATCATTAGAAGGTGAAAATTCTATAAGGATTCCATAGGTATTCGGACGCCGTTGGTAATTGCTTCACGCGATCATTACGCTGATCGTATAAGTCAGATATCACCAACATCATGCCTTGAATCAATGGTTTCGGAATCGCTGAAACATCCGATCCCACAACATAACGCACGATCACTTGATTCACAACGCCAGCGGCCGCAAACCATCCAGAGACGGATTGAACGCGTGCTGGTTCTGAGATCAGATCGGTCACGTAAGCATCAGTGGAAATGGTTACCTCTGAACCAATTTCATCCACATATTTGACAGATGATATTGATGCAACTGGTCCGCGTGACAAATAGATGAGGTTCGACAAATTATCCCATCGGTTGTGCGGGAACTTGTCGAAGTATTCATCGATTGTCGTTGTGACCAAAATGCGGCGCGTGTACTCTTCACACATTTGACGTGCCGCCGTAATTAGGGCCTCGATCAAGGTGTCGTCATCGGAATGATCAACGCGCAAGAAATTCTTCGCGTCTGTTAATGTGATCGGCTCAGATGCCGCCGCAGTTACAATATCAAAAGCCATCGCTTATCGTGTTTCTTTCGTGGTGTTTTTCTTCACCGCCTTCTTTGCACGCGTTTTTGGTGGCTCTGCGATCGCCTCACAAAAGCCAGCGTTCAAAAAGTCGGTCAACATCTCCTCGGAGTGGATTTCCACTACCGCATTTTTGCGGTAATGGAATCCAGATCCAGAGATAGATTTTAAAAATCTAACCTTCATGCTTACGCTTGAATTAGGTGCTTAACCGCACGGCTATCAAGAACCGCTGAGTCCTTACGTGCATAGGCCACAAAGCCAACCTCTAATTCGTCCATGTAACGCTCATTTAGGCGAACGAACTGAACACCACCAGCAGAACGAACTACGAACTTGCTGAAATCAGCCGCAACCAAAGTCTTGGTTCCAGTTGCGATGCTTGACTGCATGTCGTTGTTGTAGTAGATGTTGTAACCGAACAACTTATCTGGTTGGCCCGCTTCCATCGATGGGATGAAAATTGGGAAATCGTTCGCAGAACCAATACCCAAGGCGCGGATTGCCGCGATGATGTTATCGTGCGCCATCAAACCGAAGGTCGGCTTGTTGCGGTAACTTGGATCGATTGAGTGGATCAAATCAAGGATATCGTCAGCCGCGATTGCAGTTGCAGAAGCCGCAGTTTTTCCCAAAGATGAACCAGTTACCAAACCTTGTGGTTGGCTTGATCCAGTTCCGGTAGTGAATGCCGCGTTTGTACTGCGTGCGATTCTTTCACCCATTGATTCAGCCAAGAATGCATTCAAGTCGAAGGCATTGTCTTGCAACAATTGCATAGACACGCGAACTTGTGATGCATAGTTGTAAGCGCTCAATTGCTTGTTTGCGAACGTCATATCTTGGATTGTAACCGATGCCGCCTCGCTGATTAGGTTCGCGTCAGTAGCGGTGTCGTTGATCGTTGGGTAATCCAACAATGCGCCACCAGCCGTGTTCAACTTCTTCGCCAAACGCTCAACCTCGCCAGTGAACAATGTCGCCATGTCCAACTCATTGCTGAAATCTTGAGGAACCAAGAATCCACCCAAAGAATCAGTTCCAGCAACTTGCGTGCTTGTTCCGCGAAGTTCACCCATGATTGAGCGCTCTTCAGCAGTCAATGCACCCATGCCATTGCGTAGGTATTTTTCGAATGCACCTTTGCGAGTCGCCTTTGGTGATGCTTGACGTGCTTCAGTGTTTGCCGCTAATTCTTTTTTCAATTCAGCCGCACGCTCCAAAGTATCGATTTGGTCTTTGATGCTACGAGCATCAGCCTCCATTGCGTCAAACTTTGTTTTTTCTTCGGCGTTCAATGAACGGCCTTCTGCTTGCGCCGCATCAACGATAGCGGTCGCTTGCTTGATCAATTCCGCGCGTTTTCCGCGCAATTCGATGTTCTTCATCGTCTTTAGAAATTAAGGATTTTACTTTTATACAAATAAACGTTGGAATCTTCCGCCTTGCTTTCCGCCTCTTCAGATGCAACGGATTCCGTCGCGGCTGATTGAGCCTCTTCTTTGGTTTCTGGTTCCAGATCTCGCTTTTTTAGTTCGCTTGTCGAACTCGGATAAGCCGGTTGTGCGACTGGCGATACATCAAGTAAGCGTGATACTTTTTCAATGATCCGATAGGTGACGCCATCGCGTTGCTCCCATCGGTCTTTTTCAATAAGGAATGCAAACGAGGATTGATTCACGTCGCCGCGCTTCATCAATTCAACAAGATCGTTTGCGTATGTGGTGTTCGGTAACAATACCTCGTAATATAGTCCGCGAGCGTCGGTGCTGATCTTCAGCGTTCCAGAAGATACGCGTCCAAGGAGAAGGTTTTCGTCATGATTAAAATAAGCACGCGTGTCATCATTCATAACGCCGTCAAATGCTCCGGCTTCAATCTGCTCATAAAAGCCGCCCATCCATTCGGAGTCGGAATTATAAACCGCCGCATAACCTCGGATCACGTTGCCTTCGTATTCGGCGTTCTCCATTCTGAATTCGCGTTGCTCTTTTACGACTGATGACTTGCGAACCTCAGCATCGAATTTTTCCAATGTGCTGAATCTGTGCGCAACGTTTAAAACTGGCTTGCGCTCAACGTAAGCGTCCGACTCTGAATCAAATCGGTATAGTCTGATCAATGCCGCCGGATCATCTTCGGTTCCTTTAACCACAAAACCAGAATCGGCTTCAATATCTCCATTGGTTTCCACTTGGATGATTCGGCCGTAAGCACTTCCGCCAGATGAACTCCAGCGAACGAAATCACCAACCGATAATTCGTTTGGTTCCGCACGCTTTTCCGTGCGATCCTCTTCGTTGTAACTTGACTCGTCCATCTCACCCTTGCCGAATGTGATCACAATCTCGTCATCGGTTTCGATCACCGATTTTATATGTCGTTCGTTTTTGTTTTCTTCCATTGTTTCGAGTGTTTTTTCCGCCCATCTGAGCATCTCATCACCGCCCCAAGCCGCATACATAACAGATCCGCAGATCTCTTTGCCATCTTCATCCATAAACGCACCTTGATCGTAGACCTTGGCACGTGATAAAAACGAATAAATGCGAGGCAAACGATCATGCGAAACTGGCTCGCGATTGGCTAAAATTGAAGCCGTTCGCCAGCCCACAGATGTGCCACAATCTGAATCATGCTCCTCTCGGTGCTTTAGCGCTCTTTTGGCGTGCTCTGTGGCGGCTTTTGGGTAATCACTCCACGGCATCTTGTACGTCGTTTTGTGCGGTCCCTACTTCGGTCATATTGAGCGGTTGCAAATAAGCATCTCCGCCCTCAATCGGTGCCATGTTCTCCAGACGTCTGACGTCATTGGCTGAAATCCAACCCCACTGGCGACCTTTGGTGTACGCTTCGTATCTACTGCGAATATCGCCTCGAAGCAACCCGTCCATATTGAAGCGGATGTAATAAGGTGAATCGCCTATGAATAATTTGCGATTGAATTCCGACTCCCATCGCTTAACCCAAGGCAGTATGGTGTTTCTCTGAAATTGAATGCCTTGCTCTTCGATGTTTGCTCGTGTGCTGGAATTCTCCAAAGATCCAAGATAGGCTAACGGAATACGGAAAAAACGGGCAATATCTTCAACGCCAAACTTTCTGGTGCTGATGAACTGCGACTCTTGCGGGCTGATCGACATCTTTTCGACCTTCATGCCTTCTTCGAGAATTGCCGTTTTATGTGCATTATCCAGTCCGGCGTTGCGTTGTGTCCAAGATCTGATCAAGCGCTTATATGCTTCGTCGCTTAATCTACCCGGATGTGTCAAAACTGCTGAAACGTTTGCACCATTTCCAAAGAATGAACCACCAAAACGATCAGCGGCCAAACCTAAACCGATCGATTCACGTGCGGCCTCAATGACCGACTTGCCAACGATCCCGTCGAACCCAAGCCCAACGATGTGGATCATCTCTGAATCATCGAAGGTTTCCTTTCCGTCGATCTGATAGAATTTTTCGTCTTTGTATACTTTGACTTGAACGCGATCCGGATGGATCGGGATCAACTTCAAAGGATTTCCGGCATTGTCTCGCTTGATCGCAATGAAGGCGTTGCCATGCAAACACAAATGGGCTTGGCACGTTTCGCGGAATGTGAAATCCGTCATCATTACGTTCGGGTAATGGATCAGTTTATTGATCGGATGACCTTCAGCATCTTCTACGACGCCGTTATTGGTTTGCTTTACATCCCACGGAAGTGAGGCTATGGTTTCTGATATAACACGAACTGCACCGAAAACGGCCGATAACTGCATAGCGGTCGTTTCTGTAATTGCGATCCCCGTTTTTGACTCGTTATCGCTAAACATCCACTCGGCTGGATTAGCCAAAGATGTGGATGGACGATTTGGGTTTGCTCGGAAGGCTCCAATGATCCGCCCGAATAAATTCTGATTTTCCGCCATTCGGTTTGTCGTGATTGTACAATTCGGGATCAATATACACCAACATGCGCAACGCGCAAAATTCTGGAGATGAGGTTGAAAATAAAAAGAGGGACGCCATTCCAATGACGTCCCTACCAAACCAAAAACAACCTATCGGCCGACCAAAGCCGTGGTTTTCTTTAATACTGAATTATGATAGCGCTTTTTCTTTTTAAGCGCTCATTTAGTGCGGGTTTTGAAAACGATACAAATGTAGTGTATTCGCGCAAAACTATGCCGGTTGGCGTGATCCGATCCACGATGAACTCTTTGCCGGTTCTCACCATCTGGATGATCGATCCTATTTTTATTTCGTCGACTGGTTTCATTGCCTTCAATATACTAAAACGCGTGCGTCTGATTTTGCCTCTATTCATTTTCTTCATCTTTTGCGATCTCTTCAATGTATTGCTCAAGTCCGGTATCGTACCCGTGCGAATTGATCCAGTTGTTCAAATGTGGAATAATGTACGCATCGGCGTGCGCTTCATGCTCTGTACCTTGCAAGGCGTCCTCAATCAACTGCAATGATTGCGAGATGAGGTGTTGCGCCTCTTTTAGTAATTCGATTCTTTCTTCTGCTCTCATGATCTGGAAATTAAGGGCGGCACTTGGCCGCCCGCTGGTTTCTTATTTTGTTAGTTTTTCAATTCCTTGCTCTGTTCTTTTGATCGCTTGAGTCATGTCTTTGACTTCGCGTCTTTTCCATTCGATGTTTCTGTTTTTCCAGAACTCGATGTCCTTGGCGATCGCTTCCGCTTTGAACTGGTTGAACTTATTCAAGTCGGTAAATTTAGACTCTTCGAATTTTAAGTCGAAGATCCAATTTTTATCGTCGTCTTCTTTTAGTTCTGCGATGATGTCCGCTTCTGTTTTTGCGAGATTTGCGGCCAATTTGATCTCAGCGTCTTGCAATCTTTGCTCGAACTGGCTCAACGCCTTCTGTAGTTCGGTCAACTTTTTCGCCTTCTTTTCCTCTGCGATGAACTCAGCGGCGAAGTCTGACTTCTTGCGTGGCAAGTTCGTCTTTACAATGTAACGTGTGTGCTCGCGTTGGATGTTGTAACCGCCGGCCCAGATCGCGTCGGTGATCAAGTTCCAAGCGCTTCCACCTCTTAGCACGTCGATGCTGATCTCGATACCTCTGACGCCTTCAGTTGCGCTCATGCTGATCAACTGATCGTCGTTGTTTAGGTAGTTCGCCAATGCTTTCATCAAATCAGCGATCGCGCCAACTTGCGTGCAGTATGTGTCGAACTCTGTCCAGTTGTAAGCGATGCCATTCTTTTCGATGCTGATCGCTTCAACGTTGCGACGTGTGCGCTCTGTGATCTGGTTGATCATTGGAACCAATTCTGTGATGATCTGGCCTTTGATTCCTTCGATGCTTGTGAATTTTTGTAGTGTCATTTTTGGTCGTTTTTGGTCGTTGGTTCATTCCAACACGACAAACATAGTTATTTCAATTTAATTAACAAGCGTTAACAACTAAAAAAGATTAATTTTTTTCGTGTGTGTTCATATCGCTCCGGATCACGTTGATGATCTCGCCTTCAATCAGCACGCGAACGATGTACCCGCTTCCACTTTCTGCGATCCAAGGCGTCATTCCTAATTGGAATAAATACAAGCCCAATCTTCTGGCGTCTTCTAAACTCATCATAGCATTCGAATCCCTTGCGTTTCGTATGTGGATGTATTGGTGACATCCCTATTTTCCATTGTCATCATCTCACCTAATGCCATGACCATTGCAATGATTCCATCAATCTTATCGCCGGCCTTCGCTTTGCTGAACTTCACATTTTCCGCATCATCCTTTTTGGTGACTATGTTCGCCGCCATCCATCTCAACATGTTGTGGCCGCCGTGGTGTAGTTTCTTTTGCTTGATCAAGATTTCGGCGTTTTTAATTGGAGACGTCATTGATATGAACCCTTGACCAAACGGATCCATTTCGATGCCTTTATCTGTTAGATGCTGGACCAATGAATTGGAATTCCAGCGGTCAAATGCCACGGCTTGGATATCGTAAGTTTCAGCACATTCCAGAATGGTGCGCTGGATCACTGAATAGTCGGTGGAATTGCCCTCGGTTACGATCAATTCGCCAGCCGCTACAAATTGATCATACGATCCGCCGGTTTGTGATCTGCGGCGTTCAACTGCGGCCTCGGAAACGAATAATTTCGGCACCACTTTTATCGTCTCGTCATCCATAGGGAAAACCATCACAAATGCAGTGACGTCTTCGGTCGCCGCAAGATCAAGGCCAGCGTAGCATTTCCTACCGCGCAACTGATCCAGATCAATGTGGCCAGCGGACTGCATCCATTCGTCATCTGCGATCCATCCACTCAATGAATTCACCCACTGATTAAGGTGCAACTGGCGGAATGCGATCTCGGTCGATATCAATGATTTGGCTTCCTTGGCCATTTTCTCGAAATACTCCGGCTTGATGCTGATCCCAAAGTTTGGGTTCGCCTTTTTCCAAGTCTCCAGATCATGAATGTCGTCACTTGGATCCGCTTCGTAGATCAAAGGCAAAAACGTCTCGTCATCAATCACGCCATCGCGCACCTTTTTGCCGTACTCGTATAACTTATAGCAGATTGAATTAGGATCAAAGACGCCGGCGGTTGTGATCGCGATCATCATCGGTTGTGATCTGGCGCCCATCGATGTGCTCATAACGTTCCACAACTCGTCAGTTTTCGCGACGTGCAACTCATCATAAACCACAAAACTGGCATTTGCTCCATGTAGAAGACCGGCTTCAGCGGCCACCGCCTTGAGGAAGGAATTGGATCCCTTTTTAACGATTGAATTCTGGAACACGTTGCATTCGCGTGATAAAACTGGCGAATTGCGCACCATCTGTTTCGCCACCTCGAAGACGATCTTCGCTTGATCTCGCGAGGAAGCACAACAATATATCTCCGCTCCTTGCTCTTTGTCTACGAATAAAGCGGCCAACGCCAGCGCCGCAGATAGGTTTGACTTTCCGTTTTTCCGCGGGATCTGGACGTAGGATGTTCGGTACTGACGTAATCCGTTAGCATTCATGGTTCCGAATAACTGATGGATGAACTCCTTCTGCCAATCCTCAAGAAGAAACGCTTGGCCAGCCAGATCACCTTTCACGTGAGTGCAAACGCGCTCTATGAAATTTATGATGCGGTTGGATTTTTGTGGATCGTGGTACATTTAAAACATTGATGTTTGGTTGCTTTTTTCCTTCTGATCATTGAAGCGCGACATCGCCACTTTGTGGAACTCCTCATCGATCTCAAAACCGATGAACTGACGGCCTTCCTTTTTCGCCATCGCGCATTCGGTTCCACTTCCAGCAAATGGCACCAAAACCACATCGTCCTTTTTTGAACACGTAAGGATCAGCGCACGCGTCAACTTCTCTGGCTTGCGTGTTGGGTGTTTGTATTTGAGATTCATTGAGGACTCGTTATTGAACCTCATCACCTCGTTTAAGTTTAGGAAATTGTCAAAAGGTCGACGCATATCGTTGTATCCTTCCTTCAATCCTTCATATTGAGCGCGCAAATCCTCATATTCGGCACGCAATTCGTCATAATCTCGCTGGAAATACCCAGTAGATTGAAGCGATTCGTAGCGCTGACGAACTGGGAAATGGAATTGCTCCTTGTTTCTTTTTGAATACCCGAAATAATGCGAGCAAACGGATCCGAATTTGTCGCACATTTCGCGCAAACTGAGGCCCGTTTTGTCATGCTCATCATCTAAATATTGCTTTATCGGCATGAATAATTCCGGATTTGCAAAGATCATATAGAGTCCGCTTTTGTCTTCACCCTTATCGTACATTAAAATGCGCTCGGTACACGGCGCGAATGATCGCAATCCTTCCGATTTGTTCAAGCCCATGAAGTTTTCACCTTTGTGCCAGACCAAGTTGTTCAAAAGGTTGAAGTGGCGGTCAAAAATAATCTGCGCATAGGCGATCCGTTTGTCGTCGCCATACCAAAAGAGCGTGCCGTTGTCTTTGAGCACGCGCTTGCATTCCAGCGCCCACTTCTCCACATCTTTGAGATAGTCTTCGAAGGAATCCCATATAAAATCGAACTCTCCAAGGATCTCAAAGTATGGCGGATCCGCAATGATCAGATCAACGGATTGATCCGGCAACCCGTTCAACATCCAGTCTGTATTGTGTATCGTATTCAGTTCCATCGCTTAATCAATTAGGTCATCCAACGTTTGTATCTTTTCTTCTGTGTTGATCTTCGCGCGGCTGGATGCCGTCAGTCCGAATTCCACCATCATCTTCTTGATCTTATCCCATGAAGCATTCATCATTGAAACTTCCGGTCGTGGTCGCCACATGAGATCGCCTTGGGTTGTGGTTGTGGTGTACGTTGGTCCGTGCTCCTTGATCACGTTGCGCGCCACTTGGTAATCTTCCCAAGCATCTGCAAGCATCTGCAAGGCGATCGCATCCACTTCAGCAACCACTCCAAGATCATCCAGTTTGCGGACCAACCATTCAAAGGTTTCGCTTGCGCTTTGGACCGATGGCATCACCGGAATTCCGTCCGCTTCTAATCTGTTTTTGTGTCGACTTGCGTCATATGTGCCTTGCGCTTTGAGCAAAGCAGTCGGTTTTGGCTTTCTCCCTTTTCCCATTTTTTACCATTTCATTTATCACTTTGCCCACTTTTTAACTTTTACTGCCTCAAAATTGCGGTCGTGTTCGAAGTGT